GTCGTCACCTGCGTCGTCACCTGCGTCGTCACCTGCGTCGTCACCTGCGTCGTCACCTGCACCAGCAACTGCACCTGCACCTTTGGATGCGTTTCCAGTAGGTCTGGGGACACCGAAGCCCTGAAATTGTGGTTTGTCTATTTCTCCTTCAACAGCCTTTACGCGGGTTTCATCAGCGGACTCCTTTTTAAAGAGCTTTCCAGCTAGATATTTCTTTTCTGGAAAACCAAACTTTTTACCATACTCATTTTCCTCATCCAACGAAAAAGTTAATTGTTTTCCTATCAGTTTCTTTATACCATCACCATCGTTTTCGGCTCTTACTCGCGCATCCATAGCCCCCACAAAAGCATTTTTAATAAACGGGTCTTTAGATATTTTAGCAGTATACCCAGTAACCTCGTCTAATAATGAGACGAGATATTCCCTATTCTGACCAATACCACGGTTAAACGCTTTATTCAGTAGTTCAGCGTGGTAGGAAATAGCCGCGTCCCAATCAGACCTGCTCATCCCGATTGCTTTCAGTTGCTCATCCGATATGGCATCTTTTCTTGATGGAAACCCTCTACCACCAGCTTGTCGAGACCATGCAGGTGGCGTGTTCGTGAACTTTTCCCACCGACGACGGGCAAGACTTGAAGCTGTTATTGGTTCTTCTTCATTTTCAATAGCCATATCTTTAAATTTAATCCTTTATTCAAATAAGGCAACAAGCTATACCCCGTCAAGACTTTGTCCTGATAAGATGTTTGTAAGGTGTTTTATAGACTTACGGGGTCTTCTTAAATTACCTGAATCACCTTTTTCAAGTGGCTCCACAGCCACCAATCCATGTCGCTGGCGAGCCAAATCCAAACAGAGAAAAGCCGCATCAGCCATGTCGGGTGAGCGACCAAATCTGGATTTGAATTCCGGCTTGGATTCGATCTTCATGCGGAGCGTGTTGCCCTTCACTAATTCATACTGCCGCCCCGTCATCTCTTGCGCCAAGTCGCCATCAATCCCAAACAACTGCTTCGTCCTGCAAAGTTCTTTTCCAACAAACCATAATTCGGACACCCGATTGACGTATAACTCCGATCCAATTAACTTGCTGTTAGCCGATACGCGACGATCAGATGCCTTCCCTCCGAAAGATACTCTCAAAATTTCATCACTCCATTCTCCTGCCAGCACATCGCAAAATGGTGCGCCTGCTCCAGTCGCGTCCACCGCGATATTCGTCGGTGTTATCTTACGTTTTTGACAAGCCTCCTTTACCATCCTCACGATCTGATAAGTCCGGGGGACGGCTTTGTTGGTGGCATCATCGTTCAACTGAAGAGATTCACCCAGTTCAACAACAAACTGACCAGTCTTGTCATAGCCAACAAGCCCCGTGTAAAGGATGCACCTGTCACCGGAGTTTGTGAAAGCGGGGTCTAGTCCAGCAATCGGGGTGGGCTTGCCCTCCCAATCAACCTTGGTCATAGCCCCACTGCGGGTCAGTTCGGATTCGTTGTAGATAGTCTCTTCCTCACCCCCGTCGAAGAAGACCGCACGAACCATTCGCATATACCCACGGGACTCTTGCCCCAGTAACGCTTTGTCTTCATTGAGCTTCTCAGTGGTAGGTAGCCACGGGTAAATGGTTTCTCCAGCAATAACATTAGGGCTTCTCTCCCCATCAAAGCGGACATACTCACCACCCCATTTAGTCTTCCACCCATACGCGGTGTTGGTATCTACAGCCTCCCAACCACCTTCAGGAGTAGACCACTCACCAAACGCATCAAAGCGACTGTTGGGGTTGGATAACCCAACCAGTTCAAACCGTTCGTTCTTGGAAAGGTTTGACAGGGAAGCCTGAATAATCGCAGGGGAGATTTCGCTCAATTCGTCCGCTATAAGGATAAGACGCTTTTGCTTGAGACCAATAAACTTTCCGATAGCCTCTTTTGTTTTGGATTTCTCTGCGGCAATTAGAGAAAGACCAGCCCTCTCAATCAGGTTTCCCGACTCTGTTTCATATGCCGCGTTACCAATACTGTCACGAATTCGGATAGGCGCACCCTCAATAACCATCAGCAAAGACACCACGGAACCCCAAATACGTTTACGGGCTTCTCGTAAAGTGGTTGAGGTTAGAAGAACTAAAGTGTCACGGGGAGCCGCTAGCCAATTCAAAATACCCCACGCCGCCAGCGTGTGGGACTTGCCACTGTTAGCCGCTCCCCCGATAGCTACATACTTGTTCCGTATGACGGCTCGTATCATTTCTTCAGCCCACGGGTGCTTAACCATCAGTGGCTCTGGCATATCCTCGTTGTTCCACAACTCATCGCACAGCCGCCAGAAGAAATACTCCTTAGCCCTGTCAGCATTGTGATTGGCGAGACCGTAAAGAAGGGCAGTGATTGTGTTCGTCGGTGGTATCAGCAAACCACCCACATCCATCTTCTTTGTCTTCGGATCAATGCGTGGCTCATAAACATGAAGTGACTTACTCATTCAACTTGATTAGTTATTATAAAAACAGTATAGTTTAAGTGCTTTGTCTAATAAGTCGAATAAATCTGAGCGGCTCCAGCGTGCGTTGGAGATGTATAACCAAGATTATAAGCTGGTCAGAATTGCTGAAGAGCTTGATATCCATACATCGACACTTCGTAGATGGCTACGCAAAGAAGGTATAGAACCAAAGAATGATTCGTATGGGAGTAACCCAAAGAAAAAAGAAGAGGACAACACCCCAGACCCCGACCCCCTAAAAACAGCACTGGACGAGAACCTTGAGGACAAAACTGACGAAGCCATAAGCATAGCCAAGCATGAGGCTCGACTGGCAGAAGACAAAAGCCTGATGGAAATTGCAGAGTCGCAATCCTCACCAGCCGAGAAGTATCAGTCATACATAGCGGCGGCAGGGATTAAGCTACTGCGGGACTCCATGAAAAACTTGCGAGGGCCAAAGAGTGTTCGGGAGCTATCGGAACTGGATCAACTAATACGGAGAAACATGGGACTGAACGCCAAGTCAGGTGGTGGTGCAGGTAAGATGCAGATTGATATCAGCATCTTAAACAATGCCAGAGCCGACAAAGGTAAGGGGTCTGTGCAGATTAAACCTAACAAAATAATTGATGTCGAGCCGGAAAAAGAAGACGAAGGAAACGCCTGATACAGCGGAGGATGCGGAAAGCGTCCTCTTACTTTACTCAGGACTGGAAGACGCTTTTATAGGAACCGTTGAGCAATACGGTAGACCCCCTATTGCCTGCTACTCCAAGAGAATTACTATTTCTATTTTAGAAAAAAAGTTTAAACTCACAAGGAGGCAGGCTCAAGAGCAATACGAGTTTGAGTATCTGCAACACGACTTTGAGGATGCAACACCATGTTTTCTAGACGACGAGAACCTCTAAAGCTGTTTAGGGACAAGCTGTTAGTGCAGTCCCCAAGAGTGTTAATTCGGGAAGAACTGCCTCCGCTGGATTTTAGATTTCGTGTGGATAAAAAACAAGGTGACTTTTATTTAGTCGTCCCCAGCACAGCTAAAGAAGTTTTCTTTTTACAAATGTTAGGTAAAAACGTGGATGTATTCTTACCAACTGAGGGAGAAGGACTTCTGGTCAAAGCTAGTGCTATTGACAGTTTATGATAATCGGTGTTGATAACGGGCTGACTGGTGGGTTGGTTGCGATCTCAAAGCACACTGGTGCTGTTATAGCAAAAACAGCAATGCCAACTAAACAGCGCATGAGACGTTCGGAAATAGATACCCGCATAGTGTATGACTGGGTGATGTCGCTGGAGTCGCCGTTCCTGTTCGCAGTGGAAGAACCACTCCACCATGCCCGATCCTCACAAGCTGTCCGTTCAATGGGCATCTCGTTTGGTAAACTATTGGGGTTGGCAGAGAGCCGGGAGTGGGATCACTGCTGTGTGTCTGTTCACAACTGGCAGAAAAAAATGCTGGGGCGTGTGGCAAAAGGGGAGACTAAAAAAGCCGCGTTAAGAGCCGCAGTCGATCTTGCGCCTGACGAGTGCTGGAGAAAAAGTAAAAGGGCGACCAAACCACACGACGGTATGATTGACGCTTTTTTGATCGCGCACTATGTGCGTGGAGACAAATAGTTCAATTATTTTCTAGACACACCCCGTGGTGTGGTGTCTAATGGGGGCGATGAAAACACTGTTCCCGAAACAGGTTGAAGCCTGCGACTTCTTCCACGACTGCCTACATAGTGGCAGATCGAATACCATAGACACCAGTGATGTAGGGACGGGTAAGACTGTTGTGTCTGCCCACCTATCAAAACAGTTAGGAGTTCCAGTTGCTGTCATATGTCCAAAGGCAGTGATACCCACATGGGAGCGGGAATTGAAGGAAGTTGGAGTTACTCCACTGTTTGTCCTGAATTACGAGAAGATAAGGACGGGCAGGACTGCGTTTATGAGTAAGCGGGGTAAGAAGATAATGACATGGAATCTACCTCAAGACACGCTGGTTCTGGTAGATGAGATTCACAAATGCAAGGGGGCGTATACGCAGAACGCGCAACTGGTAATTAGCCTCGTCCAACAGGGCTACCGTGTTCACGGGATGTCTGCTACAGCGGCTGAAGACCCCACCGAAATGAGGGCGTTGGGATATATGTTAGGACTGCATGGACTTAACAAAAGCGAGGGGGCTTTGCGAAACTGGTATGGGTGGATGAAAGCAAACGGGTGCGCTCAAGACCAGTGGAACAAGTGGCAACTGATCAGTAGGTCGAAACTTGAACTTATTAAAAAAGCAATTTATGGGGTGACTGGTCACAAGTTGCGTGTCTCAGACTTTCCCGATAGCTTCCGAAACAACAGGGTATTTGTGGAGGCTGTAGAGTTTTCCGAAGCGGCGGCGATTAAGAGGGCTTATCGCTCCCTTGATATAACTCCAGAAATTGTGGAGAGGTTTATCGAAGATGGAACAGTGTCTGACAGTGAGCATACACTCGTTAATCTGCTCCGCGCACGCCAACTCACGGAGGCTCTTAAATGCCCAGACATTGTGGACATGGCTCAGGACTTGGTGCAGAAGAACTCCGTGGTTATATTTGTTAACTTCAGAGACACGGTAGACACACTCTGCGACAAGTTGGGATGTGACCGTATCGAAGGTGGTCAATCTGTTGAGGCTAGACAAAAGGTTATTGATGATTTCCAATCAGACAAAACACACATGGTAGTGGCTAATATATCTGCTGGAGGCACAGGGCTGTCGTTACACGACACCATTGGCAACCGCCCACGGGTAAGTCTTATATGTCCTTCCTACTCCGCGAAAGAATACACACAGACGCTTGGGCGCATTCACCGCAACGGAGCTAAATCAGACGCGCTACAAAAGGTGCTAATAGCCAGCGGGACTGTTGAAGAGAACGTGATGAACGCAATCAACAGGAAACTTGAAAACATGAAGCAACTACTTGAAGTATAAAATTTGGGGTTCAGGAATAGAATCGTAAGAGAGTTACGGGCAACGGTTTTTGTTACTTTTTCCGTGCATTGAACACCTGAACCCCTCCTAATTAAAATGAGTAAAGAGCCAACAGCAAAACCCATCACCCAAGAACTCCTCGACATAGTGGATTACAGAGATGGTGTCCTTTATTGGAAGGTAGATCGTGGACGTAAAAAGGCTGGTGAAATAGCGGGTGGACTCTATTACGCAACTGATAAGAGTAGGAAGCGGTGGAGAATAAAATTCAAAGGAAAGAGCTTCTACAGAAGTCGTGTGGTGTGGTCGTTATTTAACGGCACACCGAAAGATATGATAGATCATATCGACGGAGACACATTGAATGACCGGATAGAAAACTTACGGGAAGCTAGTAACGCACAAAACCAACATAACCGAAAATTCCGAAGAGGGGTAAACGGAGTTAAGGGGTTGAGGACTCTCAGATACAACCGTAAAAATGAGACTGTTCATCGTAGATGGTTCGGTGTAGTTACTTGCTACGGGCATAAGAGATGCACCAAGAAGTATGTGTATACTGATGAGGGCAGAAAAGAGTGTATAAAAGAGTTAGAGGAGTTAAGAGAGGAGCTACACGGAGAATTTGCAAAACATAAATAAAATGAGTAATACAACACCAGACCACGGAGATAGAGACCACGCAGAGTTTAGCCCATCAAGCCTGAAGTATGTCGCAGGATGTGCGGGATACGAGGGCAGGGAGGGAACCAGTGCCGCCGCTGAAAAGGGGACGCGGATTCACGAAGCACTGGAAGTTCTCGACCCATCGGCACTTCACGACGAAGAAGAGGTGGGGATTTACGAAGCTATTGTATCTGAGGAGTCTGCTTTTCTGGAGACATTCACAAAGGGTGCGGACTTTACAGAACACTGTGAAATCCAGCTTGAAGTTGAATTAGATGGGACATCAACATGGGGGACTTGCGATAAGTTCGTTGTCATGGAGGACACCGCCGTCCTGATTGATTACAAAACAGGAGTGAGCGTCATTGATGAACCGCGCGATAACTGGCAAGCAATAGCCTATACAGTGGGTGCTTTCCAAGCGCACCCCAAGGTGAACACCATTCACTTTGTGTTCTTCATACCTGTCCGCAATCAAACCTTGATGGGAGTATTCACAAGGGAAGAGCTACCCGACCTTATCGAAAAGTTATCAAAAGTAATTAAGCGGGGGGAGAAAATTAGACCACAGTGGGAAGATGGTCAGCCAGAGATGGATGACTTATGTCCCACGGTTAACTGCCGATTCTGTAAACACGAAGACCACTGCCCCGCATTAGGAGGGCTGGCGATTGAAGTTGCTTCCCGTGTATCAGATAGTGCGCTCCCTAAAGGAGATATATCAGACCCCGAAGACCCGATAGTTGTTGAACACTTATTTGCTGTAGCCAAAGTCGTCAGTAACTGGGCTGACCGCATCAGGTCGAAAGCGATCAAGATGGCTAAAGAAGGAGTTGAGTTCCCATCCTTAAAACTCCGTTCCCTTGGAGCTACAAGAAAATGCACCGACAACAGTAAGCTGGCTCAACTGGCTGAAGAGTTTAACA